CTGAAACTTTTGAATATAATGAAAATATTTCTGATTATATTACTATTGACGAACCAAGTTGGTATGGAGGAAATAAAAGAATTATTGAATTTTATCCTCAATTAGATTTATATAAAGCAAAGGCAAACTACCATAGAAGTATGAATGTTGTGGGATTGTAAGAAAAAAATAATAAAACTTTTTAGTCTGATTATATATATTAAGGGAATTTTTAATTAACTCTTCTACTCAAGATGTGTTGAATTACAAATTTCAAAAAAATTATCACAACACAAGGAGAAAAAAATGGAAGAAAAAGTTCCGACCGCAAAACAAATTTTACAAACTATTTCTGCAGCAAGAGATAGTGTCTGGGTTATTGGTGATGAAATTTTAAAAGAAAATACTAATAAGGATAATGTTCAAACAATTCAGAGAAATGTTGCACACCTTAGAATTGTAATGAGTGGTGAGCATATTACTGGATCTGGAGAAGATCTTTCTGATCTGACTAAAGCAATTGAAGATGGTGATGCATTTATTGAACTTCATAAAGCTTTACTTGAAGAAATTGAAGAAGAAGAATAATTATCATTACTAATATAAATTAAATATATCAGTAATTATGGTGGTATTAATTTTTATTGTAATAAGTGTAGTTGAATTTTTTGATTTATAAATAATTGAAATGCTTTCAAACTAATGACAGCAGTAAGTTCAGTTAATCTAAATATTCATAAAGGAACATACTTTGAGGAAACTTTTATACTCACAGCAGACGATGGACTTGGATTAAACTTAAATGGTGCTTCTGTTACTGCAAGAGTCAAAAAACACCCAACAACAACACAATTCTATCCATTCTCAACAACACTTACGATTGCTGATAGTAGTGTAAAAATTTCAATGGCATCATCAATCACTGCTGAATTGACGAGTGGAAGAAATAATTATGACATACTTATAACTAATAGTAATGGACTTATTACAAAGGTCGTTGAAGGAAATATATTAGTTCATGACACGGTTTCTGTATGACATACCAAATCAAAGTCAAATCAAAACAAAATGTCAAAGCAACGGTTGCAATTATGGCACGAAATTTAAAAGAACTTTTAGATGTTGATGTATCTGGAGTAAGTGATAAGTATGTGATTATGTATGATGCAACCACACAAAAATATACAGCAGTCAATCCAGATGAAGTTTTATCTGCTGCAGTTACAGAAGAAACACAACCAGGACTTCCCCAAATTGCTATCACTAATTTAGTTACTGATTTGACGGATGCTGGAATTACTGATGGCGGGGGATTTTAAAATCATAAATAACTAAAAAGAGTATAGAAAAATGTCAACTCCTGTCTTACAGTTTAAGAGAGGTATTTTCACAAATCTTCCTGGACTCAAAGCAGGTGAACCTGGATTTACTACTGATAGTCATGAACTCTACATTGGTATTGATAGTACTACAAATGGTAATAAATTCTTTGGTTCTCATCGTTACTGGACAAGAGAAACTACAACCAAAGGAAGTGGTGTAAATCTTGTAGAAGGAACTAATAACGGAGCACATTATATTACTTTAGCAGCACCAGGATCTGTAGGTGCTGCGGTAACATACTATTTTCCAGCAGCCAACGGGAACGCATCTTCTGTATTAACCAACGATGGTAGTGGAAATCTATCTTGGGGAGGTGGTTCTGCAAACTCAGTTTTTACTGGTTTTTCAACATTTTCCGATACAACCGATAATACTCTTGGGGATGAGAATACTGGTGCAATTCAAATTGATGGTGGTGTAGGTATTGCAAAAAACCTTACCGTCAAAAATAATCTTCATGTTGGTGGATATGCAGAGTTTGTTGGTGTCGTAACATTTAAAGGTGGAACAATTAATATTGGTGATGGAAATACTGATGATATTAATGTTGGTGGTGAGTTTATTTCAAGTCTTCGTCCAAGTACCGATAATGCTTACGATTTGGGTATTACCACCCAAAGATGGAGAAGTCTGAATGTAGTAAGTATTGCGACTACAAATATTAGTGTTGCTGGACTTTCTACATTTACTGGTGCAATAGATGCGAATGGTGGTGCTGATATTTCTGGTGGTGAAACAACTCTTTCTTCGGCAACGGTATCAGACCTAACTGCTGGTAGAGTAGTTCTTGCCGGAACTTCGGGTGCTCTTGAAGATAGTACGAATCTTACCTTTAGTGCCGGTGGATTGACTGTTGGTGCTGGTGGAATTAATGTTACTGGTGTTTCTACTTTTAGCACAGATTTAGTTGTTACTGGTGATTTACAAGTAAATGGTGGCGATGTTACAAGTAATACTGCATCACTCAATCTCTTTAATGCAACTGTAACAACCGCTAATGTATTAGGTGCTGGTACTGACATATTATTTGGTGCTACATCTGGTATTACTACAGTAAGAAATAATCTTACAGTTGGTGGTGATTTACGAATTAATGGTAATGATATTCAGGCATCTGATGGTAATGCTAATATTACTCTTACCTCCAACACTCTAACTACATTTGTTGGGGATATTAAAGTCGGTGGTAATGATATTCAGGCATCTGATGGTACAACTGCGATTACTTTATCTGGTGCAGATGTAACTGTTGCTGGTGATCTTAAGGTTGGTGGTAATGATATTAAAGCATCTGATGGAACAACTGCAATTACACTTTCAGGTAATGATGTAACTGTTGCTGATGACCTTACAGTTAGTGGTAATCTTTATGTAAATGGTTCTACAACTCAAGTCAACACTGCTGCTCTTACCGTAGAAGACAGAACGATTGACTTGGGTATAGTGAATGGTGCTGCTCCTGCTGGCAATACTACTTGGGATTTGGGAATTCTTTTTAATTATTATAGTTCATCTGCTGCAAAGAAATCAGCAGTCATCTGGGAACACGGAGACTCAAGATTTAAGTTCGCAAGTGTTCTTGCTGCTGATACTGATGGAAGTAATGTAAATACTCCACAACTTACAGTCACAACATTTGCACCGATTGAGATTGCATCTCTTTTTGTGAATGATTGTGCAGGAGCATCACAAGTTATTTCTTGCACTGGTGCTGAAAGGTTCTTAGAAAACATTACTGTTGATTGTGGTTCATTCTAAATCTAAATAGAGGAGTTTAATACTCCTCTTTTTTTATGACTGAAGATGACCTAAAATCAGTACTTGCAAAATATCAACAAAAAGCATTTGAGTTGTTTAATGCAAATATTGTATTAGAAACTCAAATAGAACAAGAAAATCATACTATAAGCATCTTAAATGCTGAACTTGAGAAACTCAAAAAACTAAAAAGAGGAACAAAAGTAGAAGAAGATTTTTCATAAATAATAGAAACTCTTATATAAAAATTTTTTAAGGTTCATAATAATTTATAATTTTCATTATACTTGACAAACAAAAAAAAGTATTATATAATTATATTTGTAAAATATAAAATATAAAATATGAGATTTCATGTTCTTGGACTACCTCATACAGTTTCGAGTAAAGAATTTAATGCCTGTGCATATACTCAAAAGGTAGTTAAATTTTGTAAGATGATGAGTGCTCGTGGGCATTATATCATTCATTATGGGCATGAAGATTCTGATGTAATTTGTAATGAGCAGGTTTCGGTCATAACAAATAAAGATTGGAAAATTGCCTATGGGGATTATGACTGGAGAAAGAACTTCTTCAAGTTTGATGTAGAAGATTATGCATATAAAACTTTTTTTAAAAATGCAATCGAAGAGGTTGGAAAAAGAAAAGAACCTTTAGATTTCATTTTAGCTTTTTGGGGATCAGGAGTTCGTCCAATTTGTGATGCTCATTCTGATATGATATGTGTAGAACCAGGAATTGGATATGCCGATGGTCACTGGGCCAGATGGAAAATATTTGAATCATATGCAATTTATCATGCATATTGTGGGATGAAAAATGTTAGTAATTGTAATCAAGATTGGTATGAAGTTGTAATTCCTAATTATTTCGATTTGGATGATTTTGATTACTCTGAAGAAAAAGATGATTATTTTCTTTTTTTGGGAAGAGTTTATGATGGAAAGGGAATTAATGCTGCGGTTCAAATGACCGAAAAAATTGGTGCAAAACTAATTGTTGCCGGGCAAAATCCTGATAATATGACTTTTCCAAAACATGTTGAATATGTTGGGTATGCGGATGTTGAGACTCGTAGAAGACTGCTTTCTCGTGCAAAAGGTCTTATTATTGCCTCAATGTATATTGAACCTTTTGGGGGAGTTCAGGTCGAAGCACTTTTATCAGGAACTCCAACGATTACTACAGACTGGGGAGCATTTGTTGAAAATAATATAAATGGAGTAACTGGATATCGTTGCAGAACTTTTGAAGATTTTGTAAACGCAGGAAAAAATATTGATAAGATCAAACCATCAGACTGCAGAAAATTTGCAGAAAAGTTCTCACTAGATAATGTTGCCTTGATGTACGAAAAGTATTTTCAAGATGTACTGAATGTTCATACTGGTAAAGGATGGTATCATATCGAGAATGATGTTATTGATTATGATCATGAAAAATCTTTCTGGGATGACTGTACCAACACTTTTGGTGAAGATCAAAAGCATTATGTATACGCTAAACATATGAGTATAAAGCAAAATTATTATTCATTTGATGTTGGTGGAAGGTCTATTTTAGACATTGGTGGAGGACCAACATCAATGTTATTAAAAACTATTAATCTTAAGAAAGGAAAGGTGATTGATCCAATTGAATATCCCAAATGGACAATAGAAAGATATAAGTTCAAGAATATTGATGTACTTGTTAATACTGGTGAAAATGTAAATGAAGAAGGTTGGGATGAAGTTTGGATTTATAATTGTCTTCAGCATGTAATAGATCCACAAAAAATCATCGAAAATGCTAAAAAATCTGCAAAAGTATTGAGAATATTTGAATGGATTAATATTCCACCGCATGATGGACATCCCCATTGTCTAACAAAAGAGAATTTGGATGCATGGATTGGTGGTTCCGGAAATACTACAAAACTAGCAGAATCAGGTTGTTATGGAGAATGTTATTATGGAGAATTTTTATTATAATTTCTTTATGTAATGAGAGAAGAGCATCTTATTTCCAAAAAGGAGAATTGATTATGAAAAAAATTACTGAATCAATAGTATTTTTTATATAAATAAAATAGGACTTATATAAGTCCTATTTTTGGTAAATACCGACATAAAGCCATATGGCAACTCCTATAATAAAACTTAAAAGATCAGCAGTTCCTGGAAAGAAACCAACAGTAAATGATTTACCTTTGGGGGAACTTGGTCTCAATACTTATGATGCAGAACTTTATACCACAAGAGAAAGAAGTGGTATAGGTACTGATGTTGTAAGACTGGGTGCCGGTGCAACAGTCACAAATATTTTATATGTTACGAAAGATGGAAGTGATACAAACACAGGAAAAAAACTTGGAGACGCAAAAGCAACAATCGCAGGAGCAATCGCAGCAGCAGGAACAGGAACTGTTATTAAAGTTAGTGCTGGATCTTATGTAGAAAATAACCC